AGTTTTTGCTTTGAAGACGGTTGTATAGAAGCCGATACCTTGTTTTCAAAACTTTCTGTGAGTGTTTTCTTACCTACTTTCATTTCTGTCATAAGGTTCTTGTACACATTCACTGATGATGTAATACCATCAACTTTTTTAAATTCGTTGATAATTTTTACTTTGTCTTCCTGTGTTAATGCCAATTCTTCATTTACCAATAAATTGTTAACATGAGATAAATTGGTGTTGAACACAGCCATTTCTTTTAACTGACTGCGATATTTGCCGATAACTGTTTGATAGCCTTCGACCAACTTGCTTTTAGTTTCTTTATCTTTTTTAGCTTCGTTTAACTTCTTAGTCAATTTCTTGTTCTCTTCAATTAAACTACTAATCTTTTTCTCTGTTTCTGTTTGCAGTCCTGAACGCATTTTGTTAACTGCTGCAGTGCTCTTATAAGGAACACCGGGGATGTTTGAAGAAGGAACTTTTTTCATATTTCCTAAAGTCTGTGTAAGACTTTCTTCAACTGGTGCTTCATTTGCACCTAATACTGCATTAATATCTTCTTCGGTGATTTCACTAAGTTCATCGATCATTGCTGTGGTCGGTCCGCCAGCATTTACTTTGTTAGCTCCCTGTCCACCATTATTTTTTTGTTCTTCCATGCCGAATTCATCGATCATAGGTTGAGTAGGTCCGCCCGGATTTACTTTGTTTGCACCTAATCCACCATGTTGTTTTTGTTCGCCAATGCCAGCCTCACCAATCATTTTATTAAGTTTATCTCTCATTTCAACGAGTTCATTATAAGCAATACCGCCTTCTTGTCCACCCTGATTTGGAGCAACATTTGCTGCAGAAACTCCTTGGAGTTCTTCAGCCATATTGCCCATATTTGCAATTTCTTCTTCGATCTGTTCCATTGTAAGAAGTTCATCCATCGGTTGTGCTCCATCTAATGACTGGTTAGCACCAGTTTGATCAAGTTCTGATAAGTTAAAATTTTCTGAAACGTCCTTTTTTGTGTTTGCTATTGGTTTGCCAGAAGTCGGACCTACAAGTTTTTCATTATAGATTTTTCCTTTTTCAGCTTCGCCTTTACCTTGATTTGGTGTTGCACTTTCAACATCGCCCATGAAATCTTTTTCACGTTCTTCGTCAATTTTCTTAGCACCCTTTGCTTTTTCATCAAATGGGTCACCCTTACCAACAGTATCAGTGATTTTTACATCTTCAGCTACTTTTTGTACACCTTTTGGTTTTTCAGCAAATGGTTTACCACTGCCAACAGTTTCCTTAACAACCTTAACAGGTTCTTTAGTTAAATTTTTCATATCAGATTCTTTATTTGTTTCAGCACTATCTACATTAGATTCTTTTGCCGATTTATTTTTATTTAATTCTTCTTTCAAAATATTGCCGAATTCCCTTGGGAAATCTTCAGCCAATCTTTTTTTAGCATTAGCATCAGCAGCCTGTTGGATATCTTTCATATCAATTAAGGCTTCCTTGATTATCGATTTTCTTTCCTCTTTCATATTATTTTATGTCGTGTGTCTAATACTATAATTTTTATATAAATACATTATTTTTATCAAAAAGCATAAATTTTAATTAAAACATCTTTATTTTTCTTGCTTTTCTCGAAATAAATACTTACATTAAGCCGTTTTAAAATCCATTATAACAAGAACTTATTAACAGCAGTCAATATTTTATTATCTTCTTCCTTAAGATAAATACCATTTTTCTTCACATATTGCTCACCAAACTTAACACCAGATTTTTCTGGAAAAAGATACCCACCCGGAGTGCTTGGTGTCGCAACTAAGTCAAAACCAATAAGTTCAAAGTCATTCTGAACAAGGTTTTCACCGCTTATTTCTTTAAGTGTACCAACTCCACGAGAAGATATGCCTAATTTTATTTTATTTTGCAGATAAAGAACGATCTTATCACCAACCACGGAAACAACACCATAACGAATGTAACCCGGAGATACGATGATTTTTAATTTTCCATATAATACATTTGCTTGTTCTCCTTCACCCCACCACATTTTCACAATCATATGTGAGATATTCTGTAAGGAAATAATGCTACTATCTGGATGGTCAGCTTCTGAAACTGCACTGTTAGTTCTTACTAATTCTTCATATGCTTGAACCTGTGGTACTAAAACATCCTTTGGATAGATACGTCCATTCTTATTTTTAACTCCCCACTTCTGTAAAATACAGTTGATTAAAACAGGTTCGTTTGGCTTAAGTTCAAAATTTTCATTGAGGATGTCCTTATTGATCTCCGAATTAATAAAACCAGCATCATGCTCAATTAAAATTCCAAATCCCGTTTCGCCTCTCTGTAATATTTTACTTTCTTGTAACAATATCCTATTCATGTTAAATATCTTTATATATAAATAGTTATGATAACTATTTTAGCTCAACGGCTACATTAGGTTTTTCTGGTTGCATTACTTTTTCTCGAACATCTTCAATGTTTTCGATGAATATGCGAATTTCTATTTCTTTTATTATGTTGTTAATTTGCATATTAACCTCTTTAAGTTTATCCAGTTTGTTGTTCATAATAAATAAGATTATTCTTTTATTGTTAATTTTTCTACTTTTTCTTGGATTACACCAAGTATTTTCAGTATCTTTTCCGAATTAGATTTATCGAGTTTATCGCTTAAATCCAATAAAGTAGAAACACCATTCAAAACATGTAAGGTTTCTTTCTCAGATTCCATCCACTGACGTGTTCTTTCTTCTTCACGTTTTAACATATCCAGTCTTATTTTTTCAATTGCGTCTGAATGCTCTTTTCTGAGCATGTCAATTTTTGCAATATGTTGCTGTTGCATTAATTTTATTTCAGCATTTCTATTTCTTAATATCTTCATAAGAGCATATGTCATGTATATAAAAAATGCAATACATAAGCCAATCATGCCTATTATTATATATTGGTGTAAGAGTGTTGCTGACGAATTTGCTATTTGTAACAGTACCATTTAATAGTTTTTATATAAATAGTCCAGATAACTTGTTTGATACTTTAAATTGTATGTTTTTTATCGGCACGTATTTATAGTAAAATCAGAAGAATGGCAATTGTAAATAACGGAAATATCATATTACTTGACCCTAACGATGTGAATACTAATCCAAGTATGGTTAATAGCATCCCACAATATCAGGATATGTTCATATATGCAGAATTAAGAGCAGTAAGAAAAGGCAGAACAGTATTGGAAACATCAAGCGAACAAGGCAACGGTGGCAACATACTGAAAACTGGAATGGAAGACTTTACTGAAGTTAACTTTCTTGGCACAGATCAAAATAAAACCAGCCCAAATTACAATAGCTTTACTACGAGATATTATGACGGCAGTAACGGTAACAACATCCAGTATGAAGGATTTGGTATGAGCAACATTAAGGTTATTATTAATTCATCATTTATACCACAGGTGAGTATTCAATTTATTGACGTAAGAGGTCTGGCATTCTTCAATCGCACAAATTCTCCTTATAGAATATTGTTTGATTTTCCACCACCAATCTTTTATCTTACAATTAAAGGATATTATGGTAAATCATTGAAATATAAATTACATCTTGTTAAATATACTTCTGAATTTAAAGCAGAAAATGGTAATTTTATTATTGATGCTCAATTCGTTGCAGTCACTTATGCTCCACTAACAGACATTTTGTTCAGATATGTTGTTAACTTTCCGTTGATATCTCCAACAAATACTGGTATATCATTAAATGCAAATCCAAATACACGTCCAGAAAATACATATGCTTTAATATTAAAGTTAAAAAATTTATATGATGAAATTTCGAAAGAATTAAAATCGCTTCCACAAACACAGAAATACGACACTACATTAAATCAACTTGCAAAAAATGCGTCAACACAAGCAGTAATTGGCGACTATAATAGTAAATTGGCAGAAAACGGTAATTCATATTTATTAATGGTAGACGTTGCACCGTCAGATAATAAACAACATGAATTTTCATTGAATGATTTGGTTTATAATAGTAGTAATCAGCAAGTACCTATTGCAGAAAAAAACGTAATTACCATCACGACATTTAATGATTATAATGCTTATATTAAGTCATTAGCAATACCTGCACAATCATTAGATGTAAGCAAAAGATTATACGTGGTATATGCAACAGGTAAAATAGATCAAATACCATACACAGGAGTTGAAGATAAATCTACAATTGCTAAATTATACATGGATGGTTATAAAAATGAATTATTGAATAGTTATAAAGAAACTGGCGTTGCAAACAGCAATATTGGCATAGACAGCGTGAAATTCAGTAATCAATATGATGTAACAACATTCAGTAATAATAAGCCATCTACCATATATACTGGTATTGACATTACTAATCTTTATGTGAAATTATATAAAGAAAAAGATTCTTTAACTAAATCAAAAGCTACTCTTAGTAACACTATCAATGGCATTATCAACAATATGATAATGAAAAATCTTGGTATGATGCCAACAATTTACAATATTTTTGAAATACTTCTTAATGACGTTGATACATTCTTTCAAAAAGTTAGAGACGTATCAGCCGAAGCAGAAAGACATCATAACAACCCAGATTTTAATAAAACAATACTTGGCACTGCACCAAATCAATATGTAGATATAAATTCACAAGCAACTTCAAATCATATTTATTCATTTCCATTGGTAATTGACAAACAAAACGTTACTGGTGGTCAGAGAGAAGTAAGAGTTGCACCAACTAATTTAAGTAAACTATTACCAAAACCATTTCCTGAACTTACATTAATAAGTGATTTTATTGATACGTTCAATAAACAGAAAGAATTTAGTGAGATCATGAATGCAAAAAATCAAATGAATGATGATGGTACATACAAATGGATACCAGTTTCACCGCTTGATTCAAAACTTGGCAGTGACGATACCAAATCCGCATATACAGGTCCGTATTACGGTGTGGACACCACTGACGGTGGCACTGCTATGCCAATTAATGTGAGTAATGATAATAGACTGCAACAAGTAATTAAAATAATGCTTGATAGATTTTATATTTTATCACAAAGTTCATATCCTTCAAGTTTTTATGATACTGACAAAAAAATCAGTAAAGCATATGTTGAATTTTTTGCAAAATCTGAAGCAGCTAACTTGGCAAACTCAATGACTGAAACAAAATATGCAAGCAACATAAAAGACAATGCTAATAAATTTAGAAATAGCGTAGATAGTTTCTATACCTTTTTGAATACTCCAGCAATGAAAGATCACTATGCATTCACTCCTATCGAAAGAGAATCATTTCCATTAGCTGGTGATGATCTTCAAGGAACTGTCGCATATACCAATAAAAATAATTCAAACTATCAAGGCAGCATCGTAAAAGACGAAAAGATTGAATTACAAACATTTAGTGACGATAAATCATCAACAAAACCTGTCGATAAATTTCAAAACGGAGTTTTAAGAGGTCTATTTGGAAACATATTTTTAGGTAGAGAACATCAAAGTTTCTATAATTTTACAAATGAAAATTTACTATATGTTGCTGATCAATACAGTAAAGACGGAAAGATTGACACAGACAAAGTAATTACAGATAATCAAGGTGTTAATATTAATACAAGATTCTTGGATTCAAATGCGTTTGGTACAGGATATTCGAGTTTAAATCCATATGGTCAATCAACAGAAGACATGAAAATTCAACCGAGTACCAAATATATTGCACCTTTATTGGCAAGCGGAAACACATATTTTTATCAAATTGGTGGATATGTTAAAAGTGATGCTGCAAGTTTAAGAAATTTTGATAATATCATTAATCCTTGGATATCACAATTATCAGAACATGATGATCAAATTTATAACACAATAATTAGTGGTACTAATCCGTTATACAACCAGAAATTAAGTGCCTTGATGTTTTTATCTAATTATGGTTATACTCTAAGTCCGTTTAATCAATATCCAAATAGATTAAATCCATTGCTATTCACCATTGCAGGGGTTTTAGAAACACCAAAATACTTACCCGCATATATTGGCGCATTATTAACGGCAATTGAAGGTAGCGATACAACATTTACAACACAAACAATAACTGATTTTTTCACCACTGGCGAAGGAAAGGTTTTAGACAGTTTAGGACTGTTTATCTTTGCTGATATTCATGACATAAATCATTATTTATCAGCAAACGATAAAGCAATATATAAAGCTCAGTTTGATACATTCATGAGTCAACAATACACTTCAATATTAAGTGGTGTTCAGGGATTATATTCTGACGTAAAGGACAGATTAATTAATCAAAAGATCGTAAAATTTCTTTCATATAAATATTATTTAGACCCAAAATCAACAGAAAATGGTTCTGGCTTCAGGTATTATGAAATTCTTTCACCTATGATCACCAGAACAAATATTGTAAATTATAGCGAATCAACATTTAGTACAGGCGCAACAAAGGTCGGTTATACATCACTTCAAACACTAAATGCTAATACTGGAAATACAAAAATAAAAACAATTAATGATTCTTTCTTTAAGATATTTTTTGCTGAACTATTGGCAAATATAAACACAAAACAAGATGATCTTAAAAAAGAAGAAGTGGCACAACAAAAACTAAAAGGTGATGAGGACATTATAACACAAACATATTATTCATTTAAAAACATTAACGACAAATGGCTTACAAATCCTGATGGAGCTAACACTAAGGGTTATCCATCAAATGAAAATAATAAAAGACTAATCGATTCATTTGCATTTGTTGACAGAGCAATGAATCCAATTGGTAATACTATATTGAATTGTGAAATTCTTTCACAAATGCTTGAAGACCCGAACATTTCAATATTTAGTGTGATATCACAATTATTATCATTGAATGGATTTGAATTCTTTCCGTTACAAAACTTTATGTCATATACTCAGCAAAACTGGATTGAATCATTTAAGATCAGCACAGATGTACATTCAACACCACAACCAGCTTTTGTTTGTATGTACATAGGTGGTTCATCAAGTTATCCAACTGGTGTTGCAAACGGTTTTACTGATGACGGTATTACTGACTTAGGTGGAAGTCAGGCTACAATTGATTTTAAAACAAAACCGCCAACAATTGATATTAATTCAGAAGACGGTAAACAAGAAACAAAAAATATGGGATTTCCTTGGAGGCAAGTAAGGGCATTCAGGGTTAGATTTGGCGAACAAAATCAGTCAATGTTTAATGACATTAAGATTGATAGTAAAGAATACCCAGAAACAAACGAAAGTATTCAAATATTGGCAAGATTAGCTGGTGATAATAAAATACAATCACCAGTACCTAAAGGACAAAACTTATATAGTCTTTATGAAAATAGAGCATATAGAGCCACCATTACTGGTTTGGGTAATGCCATGATACAACCAACACAATATTTTCAATTAGAAAATGTGCCTTTATTTAGTGGAGCATATATTATTCTAACTGTTGAACATAATATTGAACCCAATAAAATGACAACAAATTTTTCTGGTACAAAAATACTTAGATATCCCGTACCAAGAGTATTAAATGCAGCAGCAATCTTAGGATATGACGGTGGAGATTCTGATCAAACAAATCCATATACACAAGGTGCTGGCGAAGCTACAAAAGCATTGGCACAATCCATATCACAGGCAAGATTAGATGCATTTAACTCTGTTTATGGTGTTGATGTGTCATATGCCCAAGGAAACTTTAACTGGAATCTTGCCGTTAATAGCAGCAAAATGAATACTGACCCAAGTAATAACAATCCAAAAATTGAATTTGCATTAATGAAAACAAGTCAGGGTACTTTTAAAGATAGTCAGGTAGTAGCAAATTCTATTGGTGCAAAAGCAGCAGGACTTAAAATTGGTTACTATCACTATGCAGAACAATATAGAGGCGCAAGTGTTAATGCTGATATTATTGCAGATGCAACCAAACAGGCAAACTTTTTTGTAAGCACCGTAAATAACTTACCAAATAAACCCGACTTTCCTCTTATATTGGATATTGAAGATGATGATGAAAGAAATAAAAAATGGTCACTAATTAAACCAAATAATAATTTGTGGATTAATACTTTTATTTCAGTAGTAAAAGCTGCGAAATATAATATGATTCTTTATAGTGGTAAGCCTTGGCTTGATGACCACACAACTGGAAACTTTAATAATATTACTTTATGGCATGCTCAATATCCATATACTCCAGAAGTAACTCCCCCTTCAATTGCAACTGCATGGGCAAAACCTAATTCTGACCCAAAAAAGGGAAATGAGGGATGGACTGTATGGCAATTTAGTCCACAAGGTAAAGTTAAAGGAAACCAAAATTCTAAAAATGAAATTGATTTGAATATGATGAAAAGAGATTTTTTTAATTCGCCAAATAAAGCATAAATTATAACAAGTCTTTTTTAAGTTCATGAAGTCTAATGATATCATCATCCACAGATTCTGGACTGAATTTCATTTCCTTTAATGTCTTAACAGTACTTGCTACTCTATCTTTAACAACAGCATTTTCTTCATGAACGCTTTCCAATATAGAAATGTCTTCGTTCTTATAGCTTTCAAGAAGATTTTCTTTTGCCTTATCGTCTGATCTTATAAGTTTCTGAAGCAAAGTCCTATCGTCTTCAGATAAGGATTCATATTTAGCATTAAACTTATCGATTGCAATTTCAATAACGTCTTCATTTATAAGCTCAGTAGGTTCAACTACTTCTGTAATTGTTTGCTTGGTACATTTAACGTGATTTAACACAGTTTCGAATGATTCATGAATGTTATCAACATCTACTATATCATAATTGCTGAGTGATTCTTTAATTAAATTACCAACAGCAATATATAGTCCTACTTTATTGTCGTCAACCTGAATATCTTCAGTAAGAAATGGTTTTAGTTTCAAATGTTCTTTTTCAAGTTCATCAAGTGTATAAACTTCAAACAATTTAATATTATTGTCAATATAACGAGTTGCAACCAAATCATTTTCAATATGTTTATTTTCAATGTTGCTAAACACTTTAAATTCCAACTGTAAGATTGGAGAATTTTTTATCACATTGAAAAAGCTATTGGTTAATTGTTTCGATTCTTCAATTAAAGTATTACTAAAGTAAGCGTCCTTTAATTTCTTGGAAACTACTAAATTAACGATTCCTATATTGATGCTTTTCATACGATCTTATTCGATTTATTATAAATACTGTAATTAGTTATAAACGATTATTTTATTCTTCATTTAATTCGATGTTCTCAATGTTTTCAAAATCAATATCTTCTGATTCGTTGACTTTTTGTTGTTCATTAATGCTTTCAGTATTCTTAAGTAAAATGTTGATTTCATTAATCATGTCTTCAGCGTTTTTATTTAATTTAGTATTGATCATATCATTTTCTTTAATGATCTCTCTATGTCTGTTTTCCTGTTTCTGTTCTGGCTGTTTAGTTGTACCGAACACTAATTTTTCAAGATGATCATTATATTGCTGTTCAGTCATTCTTGATTCAGCTAAAGGTGGCATACCGCCACCAGCAGCACCACCAGCAGGAGCACCACCAGCACCAGCAGGTGGCATACCGCCACCAGCACCACCAGCAGGTGGCATTCCACCACCGCCAGCAGGAGGCATACCAGCAGGAGCACCACCAGCAGGTGGAGCACCTTCAGTACCACCAGTTGTAGGAGCACCAATTAATGCAGCTTCTGGTTCACCGAATCTTTTATCTATGTCTGTAAATAAACCTGATTTCTTAATTGTAACAGGAGAATCCATAAGTTCTTGCATAACAACTTTTTCCATTTTTTGTTGTTTCAAGTCTTCAACAATTTCTCTATCACTCATATTGAATAACATACGTTTTGCACCAGTATGTGACATTGCAGCAATACCAGCTTCAGCACGTGTTAATTCAGTATATGTTTGAGCTTTTTCACGTAACAATTCTGACTTAAGCAATTCTTGTTGTGTACTTGGATTGGTAAGTGTCAATGTAAAGTCGCTTAAATCTTCACCGCTATAACCCAACAGATACAAATGTATCATTGCCATTTTATTGAGTTCTTGAATCATTGCCTGTTGAATACGATTGATCTTTTTAGAGAATCTTATATCATATTGTGCCATGTTTTTACCAGCACCAGCAGCATCTTGAAATGATAAGAATGGTTTTGGTATACCAAGACCAATAAATAAGTTATCACGAAGATACTCAATGTCTTGTATTGCGTCTAAGTTCGTTGCTCCGGGGAGTGTATCAATACCTGTTTGTGTATTTGCGTTTCTTACTGGAAGGAAATAATCTTCATCGTTACCAAGTATATTGAAACGATAATCGATCTGTCCGTCATTCGGAGCTACCTGTGCAGTTTTTTTAAACTTGGTGGCAACCTTGTAGATATATTCTTCAATATCGTCTTCATCTATGTTACCAACGTCAATTTTGAATACTTTCTTTTCACCTGCACGAATAATACGATAAGTTAACATAGCATCTTCAGCCATAACTAACTGTCTGAAAACTCTACGTACCTTATTAAGTACTGATGAACCATAAGGAAGATATTTATCATCACCAAGAAGTCTAAAGTGAGCAATTTCAAATACATTGAATTCGTCACCTGTCATTCTTTCTTTAAATTTCACACTTGGCTTACCATTCTGGATTCTTTCATATCTTTCAATCTCATAATTAACCAATTGTTTTACGTGAGTAATACCTTTCTTTCTTTCACCATATAATAATACAAAGTTGTCACCATATTTAACCGTATTTCTTACCCAGAAAGGTAAGTTAACATTCACATTTACAGTATCATAAAAGAACTCTTCCAAAAGCATTTTAATACGTTCTTTATTGCTATAAACATTAAGCATCTTACCATTCAAACCAATGGTAGTTGCTTCTTCCATGAATAAATCCAATGCACTTGAAATGATTGGGTAATACTCCATACCTTCATAGTCAATATATGCTGGAAGTCTGGCTGCTTCATATTGAAGTGCTTTCTGAAAACCTCTGTCTGTGGTACGGAAGAACTTATTTTGAAGTTCTTGTTTCTGTTGTAACTCTAATCCTTTTCTATGTATTTCTTCGGGTGAAGTACCCTTGATAATAATTTTACTTTCTTTAGGTGGAGTGCTTGCAGATACCGTTGGTTGTGCAGTTTGTAAATCCATGCCACCAACATTCAAAAACTGAGTAAGTTGTTGATATATTGTTCCGCCTTTTTTTTCGTCAGCCATTTTTTATAATTTTTTATACTTTTTTATAAATACTATGATTTCCGTGAAAAGTCATGTGAATATAAATACATATTAATTTTTCTTTTTCTCTTTCAAACCATTAAATAACCACGCATTTGCTCCATAGGGATTTAATGGTGATGTGCTATTGGGTGAAATCATTGGCTTATTCTTAACATTGGTATCCCTAATGGTTTGTGTATTACCAGTTCTACTATTTAATCTCTTTCCAATCTCATTCATTTCATTGACAGTGATAATAGCATTAAGCATTTTTTCTGTAATACCTTTACTTTGTTTGTAACGAGCCATATCAAAATTAAGTACATACAAACCAAGAGATAGTCCCATAATTGAATCATCATGAAATGAACGTTTATGATCTGCAACACGATTACCGGGGACGGTAACAAAAGTTTTTAACTCGTTTAATAATCTAATTGAGTGAATTATAACGTCTTTTAAGTGAATTGATCTTTGTAATTCAAGAACTACTGAAGCACGGTTAGTGCCGATGAAGAATCCGGGTATCAAGTCTACGTTTATAACTGTTCCATCAGCCATAGTTTTCTGACCTTTTTTAATATAGCCTTGTAATCTGTCTCTACTTGGTTTATGTGTTACTTCTGCATGATGAACATTTTCATATCCATATTCAAGTAATTTTTCAACTGTTTGTACACCATAACCACCAGTGATATCAACTACAGCATAAGCATTATTATATGCTTTACCATATTGAAGTGCAATTTCAGCAAGCATTTGTGGAGTAACTTTACCATAATATTCAGCAACCTGTTCAACCCTGTGTCTTTTTATTTTATACTTTTTGGTTTTACCGTTTTTTGTAATAATTTTTTCTTCTATAACTTCCTTTGTTTTAAGCATATTCATAGTAGAATTATCTTCTCCGTGTCCGGGTGAGGCATCCAGTGCCATGATGTAATCTTCACCCACAATTGGGTCTTCCCAAATCCATACATTTTTATCAGTATATTCCTGACGAATTGGTGGTAACACTTCTTCGTCTTCAATACGTTTCAAATATTCTTCTGCAATGAAGTTGTCACCAGAACCAAGGAAAGAACATAAAAGTTCCTGTGCAATTTTACGCATATCTCCATTTGAACCATCAATTTGTTCTTGAAACCAAGGAGAACTTGCTTCCCAGCCATCATCCATCATTTGGATTCTCTTTTTATTGTCCCAACCTTCATCAACTATTTTAATTTCATTTTCTTTGCCTTTATTCTTTAACCACACAAGACCTTTATTATATCTTGGGTCGTTATACCACCAAATTTCAACTGCAGTAAAACCATTTTTACCTTTTCCTTCCTCATTTAATTCTCGTGCACCCATAAAATGTTTGTAGAATACTGCATCAAGACCTGAAGGAGTTGAAACCATGATTGCACCACCACCAGTACCCAGAGTAGGTCTTGCAGCAGTCCAGAACTTATCACCTTTTTCTGTCCATGCAGTTTCATCCCAAAAAATCAATGTTGGTGTCATACCACGAAGACCTTTAGAAGAGAAAGCACCTATTCTTGAATTATTGTCATAAATTTTATCTTTCTGAGTGTCTTTAAGATTTTTTATACTCTCTCTACCAGTTTTTGGTCTTAACCATTTAGGACAACCTTCTATGAATAAAACAACATCACTCATGATTTCATCACGTGCTGTTTCAAGTTTGTCAGCAACAATAGCAACTTGCCTGTTTGAATTGAACATTACATACCATGCAATATAAGCACAAGTGGTTGTTGAAACACCTGCCTGACGATATTTGTTAGCCACAACAAAACGATTCTCCATATAGGTATGTATCAATTCTTTCTGAAAATCAAACAACTTAAAGGGCACTATCAAACCAGCAGTACCTTGTGTTAAGTCGAAGACCGTAAGATATGTTTCAATAAAATAAAATGGACTCATACCACAACGAACAACTTCCTCTTCTTGTTCTACTTTAGTTAATTCAGATGCTTTCTTAACAACGCCAGATTTTGTAACAATAATTGGTTCAGCAGTACCGCCTTTCTTTCTAAGGTCAGCAGCAAATTTTCTGATTTCTTCTTTTTGTTTTTCTCGATTTAAGTCAAGAGGGATTAACGGTACGTGTTCGGGAAACAGATCGTCATTATCATTTTGAATAATATTATCGGGATTGATATCTTTAACACTCATTATAAATTTTTATAATAAATACTCTCCCAGCATAAAATCGCAAAACCCAATAGCAATCTGGTGCTATCGGGTTTCGATTTCCTTCTTCCACATGGTAAGATGAACTCTTTTATTTAAAAACCGCAGGGCAAGGCAATAATCTTGTACTGTCGTGCCCCGAAACCCCTTCTTCCGAATCTGGTAAGATGGGCAATTATAAATACGTTAAAACTTTATAGAAGACGTTTCTATAAATTCATTATTTTTTAAAATGATTTTTCTTGAATTAAGTAAATCTTTCACTTTAGCTAATGTCATGCCATAATGAAACACCAATAAAGGTACGTCAGCATTTTCTTCAGTGAACATATTGTCGTAATCACTTGAAGGATTACCATCAGCGTCTTTCTTTTCAACTTCATACGCAAGCGCATGTATTGTGTGATAACCATGCATGTATGGTCTTGTTGTATCTTCATGCAAACAGAATAAATCAAATGATTTAGTCTTTAAATTAAAAACAGCATTTATATAATCTTCTGTTGGTGGCATTGCATTATTACAAGCTGGCTCTAAATCCCAACACCAACTCTCCATGTCAATGTTTGTTTCATCAATGGAAAATATAAATTCATATAAGCCTTCATCTTTCGAATTGTACCCAATCTTAAGTACATAAATCAACCTCAACTTGCTATCTTCATATTCCATGATCAGATGTTTTTTATAAATACACCCCTGAAAAAAAAAGCCACTTTATGTAGCTTAAAATTTATCGAGATTTAATCCAGTAACTTTTTTTATTTCTTCATGTAGTATGGTTATACACATATCGAATTGTCTTAATTTTTTATTTTCTTTATTTTTAATAATTAAATATGCAATTTGAAACAAAACTCCCAGACCAATTGAAACGTAAACCAAAGTACTGTATTTCATCCAAAGTAATGCCATGAATAACATGATATAACTTTCATAATGAAGAGTTTGTTTCCAAGAACCCATTACAAGCAACACATCGTCTTTGTACGTTTTTAAAAGTCTTCTGTATTCAATCCAGTCGCAATCAGAATTATCTTCTTTCGTGCCCTGCACCTTAAGAAAGATTTCATCTTCTTTTTTCTTTGACCCGCCTATATATGTTCTGCGGTATTTGTTTTCGACTATCTCTACTTCTATATCAAACATAATTAATATTTTGTTACTTATACGGAAATTATTTTATAAAGGTTACAAAAAAAACCCGAATTTCTTCGGGTTCTTTATATTAATCTTATTTGTGTCATTTATTAAACTCCACCCATTGCTGTGTGTCCCATCGTGCCACCACTTCCAAAACTACTCTTGGTTGCTGCACTCTTAAGTGTTTCTGGTGCAAATAACAATGTTCCATCAGGATTTGTTCTTAAAGTACCACCATTATTTTCAACATATTGCTTAAGAAGATCATATTTTACATTTATTGGTGCTTTTTGTGCTGCTCTTGCAATTGCTCCCATTTGTGGGTTAGTTAAAATCAATCTGAACGCTTCATTAAAAAGATCGAAAACTCCTTTTTGATCATTTGGGTCTAATTTAGTGAATTTTTCTTTTACACTAAACCCAAATATTTCATTTAGATTTTCCTTTTTTTTTAAAGCAACGGCTTCAAACAATTTAAACTGGTTGTCAATAACTGCGTCAAGTTTTACTAATGTAGGAGATTTTTTACCTTCATTCAAACTTGGTTTTCTTATGCCAGCATGTTCTTCAAGACGTGCACGAATATACTTTCTGAGTTTCTGTTCTGATTCACTCATTTGTACACTTTCGTTTTCAATACCTTTTTTGAAACGTTTTGCAAGTGCTTTTTTTGCAGGAGTACAACTTGGTTTTGTCATTGGAGTGCAATCACCTTTATGTTCAGGATTAACTGCTTTCTGAATCCATTTGTCGTCACCTTCTTTAAGATATGCATTAACGCCTTCAGCTATTTGTTTGATTAATCTTTTTTTAGCTTCATTCATGTTAAGCGTAACAGTCTTATCTGGTTCAATTTTAATTTCAACGCCAGCACCTTCAGGTTTAACAACGCCACCGCCCAATGTTTGAGCATCTGGAGCAAAACTAAAACTTGGTTTTGCTTCTGGTTCTGGAGCTACATTATCAGCACCTACTTCTGGAGTTTCTTCACCAGTTTCAATTGCAGGAGTTTCTTCACCAGTTTCTGGTGTAGCTACTTCTGTATTATCTGTTTCGGGTTCGTCAGTTTCTGGTTCATCTTCTTCCTTTAATATATTTGGTTGTGCCTGAACTTGATCAACTGGCATTGTACCTTCTGATTTAAATTTACTTAAGTCAAGAGCACCCTTAGAACCTCTAAGTTGATTTGACATTATTTGTGCAAGACTTCTTACATCAATTGCAGGTTGACCAGCTTTTGCAGCACCAGCATTTGCAGCAGCGATTTGCTTACCTAAGTCAGCAGCCATTGCTTCAAGTTTACCTAATGCAGCATTTTTACCTTTTATACCTGATCTAACATCCTGTGCCTGACTACCTGCCTGATATGCTTGTTTAGCAGTATCAACAGCATTTCCAACGCCAGTCTTAACTGCGTTATAAGCACCACTTGCAGCATTACCAATACCTTGTGCAGCACTCTTAACACCACCAGCAACACCTTTAGCAGCACCAGCAATACCTTTGCCAATTCCACCAAGAGCAGCTTTACCTAAACCAGCTAAACCACCGCCCCATGATTCTTTAAGCTGAGTCATTGCATCTTCTTCACTTGATTCATTCATTGAATCAACCTGTGGTTGCATTTTTTCAGCATAGTCATCACGACCATAATCTGATTTCAATTTATCAAGAACTTCAGGAGCTAATTTTATAATTAAACTAATTGTTTTTTCGTCACCATCATTCATACCTTCTTCACCTGCACCAACATAACCGTTTACAACATTTGCTTGTTCTTCACTTCCGCATTCCATGAATGCTTCTGGACTTGAATAACCACGTGATTCAGCATATTTACCAAAACCACCGCATTCTGCGCACTGATCTTCTTCGATTCCAGCTTCTGGTTCTGCTTTTGGCTCACCCTGATCTACACTTTGAGCCAAATCTTCAACTTCATCATCACCCACAACTTTAAGAATACCGTCAGCAATTTCTTTTCTGTCTTCGATATCCATATTTTTTAGTTTAGGTTTGTATGCTGCAATAATTGATTTCAAATTACCTGCAACAATATTATCTTCCATGTCAGTTTTTCTAACTTTTTCACCTAACTTACCGATCAATTTATCAACTTCTTCGTCACCAACAGGTACTTCTTCACCAGTTGCATCACCAGCAGGAGCAGCATCATCAGCAGGTGGGAGTTCTTCACTACCAGTTCCGTCACCTTCAGGTGCAGGAGTTTCGTCACCAGTAGTAACATCAGTTTCTTCTCCACCAGCAGGAATAGGTTCTGCATTATCTGCAGGAGGTTCACCACCAGCATCAGCAACAGGTTCTGCAGGAGCGTCCAAAGGAGCACCTGCTGTTTCAGGACTTTCAGGACCTATTTCTGGAGCAGCTTCTGCACTTGTAGCAGCTTCTAAATCACCCAATTTGCTTTCCGCATTGTCAATTTCTGCACCAGCTTTGTCTTCATTAAGTCTTTTCTTTTTACTACCGTTTTTGTCTACTTTTGTAAGACCTTCATTAATAGTACCAAAAATCATATTTCTTTGCTTTTCAGCTTCAGATAATTTAGAATATTGGAATTCTTTAATGTTTGACAAGCCACCAATATATGCAAAATCAGCAATGTTAGGGTCTTGTTTAATACCAGCTTTCTTAATATAGTAATTATGATTTTCTTTTACGATGCCATATGCTATACCGTCTGCTGCTCTTTTGTAGTCTATCAAAGTACCTAAATTACGGGTGTTATCCTTTAAGATTGGTTTATTTACTTCTGCCAATTCTTTTAGTCTTTGGTAAAATGCTTCTTCTGATGCATGTCTTTTCATGTGAATATTTTTAAAATGTGTATTATTTAACTTTATATTTTTTTTATAAATACTTTATTATGACCAAAAAAATACTATTAGAGTATTAATTCGTGCTTTTCGTTGATTATTTTGTTCTTAATTAGCATTTCTATAACTCTGGGAGTTAGTAGGTTTTTTCTACGATAATTCTCAATAATTGATAGATTTGCTTTTTCACGGGAAATGTTTTCATTTAAAAACCTCACGTTTTTATGCAAATCTTCCACAATGTCGTAAAAAATCTTTTCGGATTTTTTCATTTCGACATACTCAAGTAACTGCGCTTCTGTTAAAATATATCTGCTCATGCTAAAAATTCATTTAAACTTAATTCCTTAGTTAAATAGTCGTTTTTAAATTCAACCATTTTTTCAAGATAGCCAGTGTTTCTTAATACTTTAAATACAAGATTTTCAGTTGAAAATTCACCACTGCTATCAAGTCCAGATTGTCTGTATTTTTTTATTTTGTTTTTTAACTGTTCATGTTTCTTTAAGAAGTCATTCTTATTTTTATTAGTTTCAAGATCATCAATTGCATTCATAATGTCTGCAGATTTCAATTGAACATTAGCAGTATCAACGTTTACAATTTTTTTGGTTGGTTTTCTAATCCATTCGTCTTTAACCAACGAATATGTGCCAGATGAATGATGTGGTTCATTTGCGTCTTGGAAATACGTTTCAATATCATGACCCTTTACCTGTATTGGAAGATGATCTGCCCAAAGCTGTTTCTTCAACTTAAAAAAGTCGCCAACAAATTCTTTATTTTCAGAAATCTGATTAAAATCCAATATGATATGTACATCCAAATCAGATTCATCATTATAATTATAGTTAGCCATACTGCCTGTCAACATAATGTCATTGAATTTCAAATTTTCAACATCACTGAACTGAATAAACCTTTTTGCATTCAATAACAATATCTTTCTTACGTCTGGTTTCATTTTTTCTTCAGACTCCCAAATAAGCGAACTAAGTGTATCATTAAATTTTATTGATGATACATCAACTGTGTCAGGTTCAACAACTTCTTTCAGTACATCTGAAATATTATTTCTTGACCAATATCTGCTTGACCAAAATCTTGGTTTCTTTTCTTCTTCAAACATATTATTCTCTATCTAACATTTCGCTTATTTGCTTAATGGCTTGAGTAAACTTCGGTTTTCTTTCTACCATTAATCTATATAATGTGTCAATCACATCATAATCTTGTTCATCAAACAACTGATCAATAACCGCTTTTAGTTTTTCCGCCTTTATTGCATAATCAGGATTGTTTTCTCCAAACTTATTAATATCATAACCCTTATCAAAGTCTTCTCTTAACTTAAACTTAGGGTCTAACTTTGCAACCATTTCAAAGAGTTGTTTTTTTGTATTTTTAGAATTTGCCATGCTTTATGTCTTTTATTGTCTTTCTATTTTTATATGATTGCTTTGCTTTTTCACCAGCTTGTTGTGCGCCATGCAATAATAATGCAAAATTACCATCATGTTTATATGCCATAGTATCATCAATATCAATTGGCAATCTTAAATTTATTGCTTCTTCAGGTGAATTAACAATAACTGAATGTTTTAAATCATGTTTACTAATCAATTCATCTTTTGTTCCGCCAACACTTGCAATTAATTTAAAATTCTCTGGTATTTCTTTCATTCTTTTAATCCAAAACGGCAATGACTTTGTGTATGCATAAAAAAGAATATCAGGTCTTTGTCTTGCAACTTCAAGCCAAGCATCAAAATACTCCAGTTTATAAAAATCACCAGATTCATGTACTCTAAATACATCAATCTTGCCATGTCCTTGTTCAAAATATTTCAATGACCTTAAAATGAGATCAATTTTACCCTGCATATCAAACTTATTTAAAAGGTCTAAGTTAGTCCAGCGCATCTTTTGTGCGTGAGGATACATTGCTTCTTCACTTGCACCATAACATCTTATATCTCCAAAGTCCTGTACCATTAGTCCAGTTTCAGGGTCACGTTCTCTGTTTCTTGGAACTTTTGTTTTACAAATATTTGCAAAAGGACAAGTGTAACCAGCAGGTAATGATAAATATGGATGATCTAATTTGTCATTAAACGGACTAATCGTCAAAACACAATCTTCTTTTTCGTTGATCTTTTCTGTATTTCTAAGATGTGCATATGGGTCAAAGTCTTCTTTTTCACTTAATGCAATAAATTCCTTTAAATAATTAGCATCGTTTTCAATATTGCCTGAAAGTTTATTGTGTTCATTAAACACTGCCGACAACTCTTCAAATAAACAATTTCCAGCCTGTTCATTTAACTTCATAAGGTAGAACTTTTTATCATCAGATTCTCTTAAAGGAAAACGAAAAGAAGAATCCAAGTGATTAAATCGCTCATATAATAATTGCTTATTATTTTTTACCATCAGATAACATTTTCTATAAATACAAAACTATTAATTAAAATGCCGTAGTATTTATTATAAATTCTTGTACGAAATGAATTTAGAATGTTTAAAAGGCATAATTACCGATAACTTAGCAATACAGATTGACTTAACACAGTTGAAGTCATGGGATTTAAACTCAGGTTTCACTTCAATTAGTTTAACTAAATGGGCAGGTGCGGTTTCCAATAACATTAATCTCATGGATTTTGGTTTAACTGGATTTGATAACGGTAGAACTAATCTTATGTGGAGTGGTATTACGCTTACACCTGCAGATACATTATTTCATATGTATAGAATAGGTTATAATGAGGTTATTAACCCAAGCACAAGCAATACAAGCGGATATACCGCAACAACAGTACTTACTGGTTATAATATAAGTGGTATAACAAGTGGTTTAACTGGTAATTATTTTATACTTGATGGTGGATATTTACAAGGATTTTTTAAGTTGGATGGATATGATTTTGAGTTATTACCTAAAAGATTCGGAAGAGGCATTACTATTGAAACGCTTGTATATCTTTATCCAGACTCTCACGGCATATTCTATATGATGGGTGCACGTGCAGAAGACAAATACAATCAATATTTTAGTGGTGAAACAATAACAGGACTTACAACAGTTACCACTGGTTTTACTCCCTCAATAAGACAAGTTTTTACTGGTATTACTACAAGTTTTGACGACTATTTTAATAGTTTCGAAAAAGTAGAAAAAATGAATAGAGGTTTCAGAGACGAAACCTTAATATATCGTACAGAATACGTTCAACCATCAGCAACTGCCAATACGACAAATAATGTAATTGCTTTCGAATTAACAGATGAAAGGCACATTGCGTATAAATATATTGATGCTGACGGAAACATTATAACCAACACATCGGTGGCAACAGTTACTGCAACTGGCTTCACAATGATTGACATTGTGTTTTCACCAAGGATTGACGAAATTCTTACAACACCATATGAATTAGAATGCACACCACAAAGAATAGGTAAAATGATATTCTATATTAATGGTCGTGCAATGTGGATTATTCACGATTTTCCAGAATTTTATTTTCATGGATTTAATACCGATAAAGAATTACAAATGGGTGAACCTTATTCAATTAGCTGGGGCGGTGGTTCATTTGGTTTGAAACATTCATGGCACTATGATTACCAAACATATACATTATATAATGGTCAAGACACAAACTATATTAACAATAATTTCTTTGTAGAACCAGACCCAATAGCAACAGAGTGTTACACTCCACCAACAGGCGATACCTATTTAAGTGGATTGACATTAAGTGCAGATAGCACAACATTTATTATAACGGATAAATGTACTGGTGTTCAAAATCCCGTTACTGTAATGCGTGTCGAATATACAGGCGAAACAGGTACAACAGGTACTTCAGCACACTCATATTTCATTAAATTCAATCATCCAATCACAGTATTGTCAAATAGAGAATATGAAATTAATTTACCTATGTTTAATGATGGTTTCTTTAAACAAGTTGATAGCAGTGGCAATACCATTAATAATAGAGTGAGCATTTTAGTTTATGGCGATGTTGATGTTAATATTCATCAAGAAACACAATACGTGCTGCCAATGACACAAGCATATATGGCAAAACTATTAAGTCTTGGATTACACCCATTTCCTGATCAACAAGAATATGAATATATGTTGAATGGTATTATGTATTTCGGTGTAAGTGGTTTACCAGTAGCATTACAATATATGTTATTACAAGGCTTAAACGTAATGGGTGTTCCAGTAGAATCATTTATAACAGGCAAAGATGTTTGGTTACCAATAAAAACCGTATTCAGTACAAAAGATAATACTGGTAAGAAGCAAGTAAATATTGGTATATTAATTGAATCAGATCACGATTTCAATTCTAATGCACCATTATTCTTCGGTGACTTTACATACAAGGGTGCTGATATATTGGTACAAGATCATAGAAAAGACAACCTATTAATTCAAGAAAATTTTGATTCATCATTTATTGGTGGTATTCAAAAATTAAGAGTTTATAATAATGCATTAACTTCACCAGAAGTATTACATAATGCATTGGTAGAAGCAAAATTGAATCCGAATTTAAACATAGTTGTTAATAAAGGCGGAAGAATTATTCATAGATAATTAATATCTGCCTATATGCTGTTTATATACAATACGAAGATAATAAATAACCATTTGAGCCAATTATGAGCCGATTATCAGAAATTTATGAAGGATGGAAAAATTACGTGTTTCCAAATCCAAAAGTAGAAGAAGAAGCAAAAAGAAGAATGGCAATTTGTATTGAAAATAAATGCAAAAAACTAAATGCCAGAAATTATTGTAGTGTGTGTGGTTGTTATATGCCAGCGAAAGTTAGAAGTCCAAAGTCTCGTTGTGCGCTAAAAATTTGGTAGTTATGCTCTGTTTGTTGTGAGAACGTATGTGTCTTCAAGAGCAACACCTTGAAATTCGTCAGAATCAAAACAAAATTTCTTAAAACCAGTAAGACATATAACCTTATTATTTATTATAAGTTCAAGTTTACCGCTTAAACATGAAATACAACGAATATAGTCTCTTTTTTTAAGTTCAATTATTGCTCCTTTGGGTAGAAAATAAAAAATAACAATATCTTCAGGTTTAGTATCATCAATTATTTTCTTATATTTAATATTGTTAACACAATTGTCCCAATCAGTGAAAAAACGAATTATAATACCATCATCAATCTCATGTATAGAAGGAAATTGATCGAGTAATTCCTTTTTTCTTTTGTCAATTAACTCGTTTACTTTATCTAATATTGCTCTTCTTTCGGGTGTCATTGATAATTGAATTAACAATACGGTACATTCTGAACCTTATCCTTCATTTCAGGAGTACTAATGTCCATTCCAGTATAGTTTCCAATATAATCTTCCACAAATTGTCTTATGAATAAAACCTGTATTCTTGGCGGTGCATGTTTAAATGCCAAGAAATCGATTTCATCACCTTCAGTCGTATTTAAATCTACATTAATGTCGTTCCAATTAAAACCATTAAACAAAGCCTCACCAGATGGTTCAATGTCAGTATCAGGTGTGCCACCAAGTCTTCCCTTATCATACCAACCACTTTTGCTTATCGAAATATTATCACTATAAAAACTAAGATCAAACATAATTGGTTCTTTGGTCTGATCATATTTATATTCTACTTTAAGAAAATAATCAAGTGTCAATTTATTTGCATCTTCAAAGTTATCTTCTTCCCAATCACCACCAATTCTTGAGTCAAAAACTGAAGTTTTTATTTTATTCTTTCTCTCCAAAAGTGAATCACAAATGAATTGCTTTTGAAATTCTTCATTTTGCAATAACTCTATGATTTCCTGTTCTTTTAAATAGCTTTCATTCCCCAAGAAATCGAACTTTCCAACCTCTTCATTGATGACTTTAATCAAATCTTTACTAAACATGAATAATATTTTCACATAAATACTGAATACTTCATATAAATGCTAACCAAACCATACCATTAAAGTATTTATAGGATGAAAGTCATTGCTTAACCATAGCGTTAAGTTAGGTCTGTAAAAACAGGAATGCCTTTAAAATTTATTGCCAAATAGTGGTTATGTAAAATTTAAAGACTTACTGAGAAATAACAGGAATTGCACCGCACAAAAAACGGTGCAATTTTTTTATATGTTAATATAGTATTTATTAGAAATCAATTATTATGAAGAATAATAGCACAAAAGAAAGACTTTTTGAAGTTACTGGCAGACTTGATAAAACATTTAATCCAAATCCATTTGATAGATTTACTATACAAGTAAATAGACCAGATTATCAAGGAACTATTAAAAGAAATCGTGATGGATGGATGTTATACGATGTAACTAATAGTCCAGAAGAGGCAGGACCGTTTGGTACACTTGAAAGTCTGATAGATTATTATGATATTGACAAATCTCAAATGACTGGTGATTATGTTAAAAATTTACCTGAAGCAGTAACTGCTGCTGCACAAACTACAAATGTACAACAAACAGATATGTCCTCACCACAAACAACATATGTAGATAGCACATATAAAATGATTGCACCTGCACTTAAAAGAATAAGGACTGTAGATCAATTTCCAATGGCATTTAAAGGGTGGTTTAGTGCATTGGGATATAAGCCACAATCATCGCCACTTACAATAGCACAAGTGAGATTAGATATAGAACAAGTAATGAGAGAATTGGGATATAAATAAAAAAAATTCATTTTTTTTAAAAATAATTACGATTTTGTTTGTATTTATCATTTTAATGTATATCTTTGCGAAGAGTTTTTAATAAATGTTATTTGAGAAATGAAAAATTTAGTTAACATAGTTCCGCAACCCCAACAGCATCCACAAATTTTGGAATGGGGAAACTATGCTTAAATTTTTCTAAGAATTTTTTAGGTTAGACAGAAAAACCCCATTCATATCGAGTGGGGTTTTTCATTTTTTGTTCTTTGATGTATTTTTATCTGGGTGTTCCGCAGACGGCTATACGGGCGTGCTTTGGAGGCACGTGTTCACTGGTTCGAATCCAGTTACCCAGACAACAACAGGGAGTGAGCGAGTTGGTTGAAGCTGCTGGTCTTGGAAACCAGTGACGGCACAAAGGCGTTGTCGTCCGTGGGTTCGAACCCCACCTTCCTGACGGTGAGACTGTTTTAGAATTTTACATAGACGTTAGAGTAATAGCGAAGCGTAGAAAAATTCAACATGGTAGGCGTAGCTCAATTGGTTAGAGTGCCAGATTGTGGTTCTGGTCGTTGCAGGTTCGAGTCCTGTCGCCTACCCGAAAAGCGTGATAAAAGCGTTTATCACGTATTTGAGTGATATATTTTCGGGATGTGGTGTAGTTGGTAACATGCGTGCTTTGGGAGCATGAGACCGTGGGTTCGAGTCCCGCCATCCCGACTACATGGTGATTGTAGAGGAATTGGTAAACTCACCTGACTGTGAATCAGGAATCTTGCGGGTTCGAGTCCCGTCTTTCACCCAAAAACGCCAAGGGGGGTGCGCAAAATAAATCTTGCAACTCCTTGAACGTTAAAAAGTTCTTTGAAAATCTTGTCGCAAATTAAGCAAATAAGTACGACAAAATATTGTCTCATAGTGTAATGGCTAACATGCCTGACTCTGAATCAGTAGATTGCAGGTTCGACTCCTGCTGAGACAGCAAAGTAAATTTATGCAATAAGTACCGAAAAACGGCACTTTATGCAAAAATATACCCGAACAGGTATAAATATACTCAAAATAGTGTACTTTATACCCGAACAGGTATAAAACTGTCCTTTGGCAGAATGGCGATTGCATCGGTCTTTGAAGCCGACACCCCAACGGGTTTGTAGGTCCGAATCCTACAGGGACAACAAAAAAGTTCTTTGATATCTCATAATTAATATTACCTTTGTAAAATGTTTTACGTAGTACAAGAAAATGTGTTCAATGAAGCAAACTATGACAACTTAGTATTGGCATTGGATAAATTATCATTGCCTTATGAGATAGTAAAAGTTAAAGCATTTCTTAAAACATTCAGAGTAAAAACCAAAAGAAAAGATGTGTTTCCTTTCGGCTCATTGAAGATGGCAAGATTGTCAACAAAGCGTGGCTGGCGACCCGGTTCTCAAATGAATGCTAATCATGACTACTTGATTTATCGTGACCATTATAAGGAAAATCTTTTGAATTATGATTCACGAATACAGAAATTCGGTGATGATTTTTTCAGCAAAGAAATATTCTTTGCCAGACCAACACAGGATACAAAAGTATTTACTGGTAAAGTATTTGATATGGAGCAGTGGCGAGACTTTGTTGCTTATTCATTAACTAATGGTCACACAACATTACTGAATATTGATACGGAAATTCAAATATGTTCAGTTAAGAAAATTCAACAAGAAATCAGGTTTTGGATTGTCAAAGGCGAAATCGTCACAGCAAGCCAGTACAGACTTGGAAACAGATTGGTGCTTAATGAAAATATTGATCAGGCAGCTTATGAGTATTGTAAAAAAATGGTTGACATATTTCAACTGAATGATGCTTTTGTAATGGACTTGGCATTAACTGAGAATGGATATAAGATAGTTGAATGTGGTTGCATTAATTGTGCTGGATTTTACAAAGCAGATATGCAAAAACTTTTAATGAAACTTGAAGATAGTTTTAATTGTCCTATGGTGTAATTGGCTAACACGTCAGATTTTGATTCTGAAGAGTCGGGGTTCGAACCCCTGTAGGACAACAAACTTTATAATTATGAGCAAATTAAGAAAAGGTAATAAATCAAATGCATTACTGAATGGCGAATGGGGAGCACACATGCGCAAGTGGGGAAAATTCTTCACCGCCAAAGTACGTAGAAACGTAGACAAAAAAATAATCAGAAACGAAATTAAAAATGAATTGTAATTATGACAGCAGAAGAATTTTTAAAATTAATAAAAGAATTTCAAGAAAGCAATCCAAATATTGTAGTATCAAAAAGTTTTTTTACGAAATACGACCCTCTGGTATCAGAAAGTAAATCATCGTTTGTCTTTTTTGAAAAAAATCAAATTGGCATTTTAAAGAAATTTAAAATAATTATCGAAGAAAGCATACCACCAACAAACTCATAAAATTATGGAAGCAGAAGAAATATTAAAATACCTTAAAAAATGTGTCGAAGAATTGGTTGGCGATAATGCAGAAGTACTTATAAGTCCGACCATGTATGACCCAACCAAAATGCAATATGATGTTTCATTTATTATAATGGAAAAGGTTGAAGGTGGTACAATACCAAGATTTACTGTAAATGTAAAAGATAGATTAAAAAGAAATTTTACAAACATGGAACGTGTTACTCGCAACAATTTGTTCAAAGGAATGAATGTACAAGACAGTGAAGGCAAAAAAGGCATTGTTAGAAATTGTGAAGATTTACATAATGTTCATATAACTTTTGAAGGTGAAGGCATTGAAATAGATTATTACGAAATACCTTTTGAGTGCGGTGGAAGTGGTTTATATTGTTTTGCAGAAAACTGTGAAGATAACTGTGAAAATGAAGACCCGTTGTATTATTACAAAACAAAATAAATAATGAGCTATAATTTATTCCTTGACGATTTTCGTGAACCAGAAGACGCATTTAATCACACAAATAACCAATTATATTTACTTGGCTGGGTTGTTGTTCGTAATTACGATGAATTTGTAAAAACAATCGAAGAAAAGGGCATTCCTGAAATGATTTCATTTGATCATGATCTTGCTGACGAGCATTACGAATCACGTCAAGAATATGATGATTATAAAGAAAAGACTGGTTTTCATTGTGCCAAATGGTTTATTAATTATTGTATTGACAACAAAAAAGAACTTCCAGCAACGATTCTTATACATTCAATGAATCCTGCTGGAAGTGCTAATATTAAATCTCTGTTCGATACTTATTATAAGTATTTCAGAACTTAATTATCTTCTACCTGAACTACCACCACCTGAACTCCTGCCACCGCTTGAATTTGAGCTACTTGAGCCAGATGAAAAGTTTGAACTACCTGAACTTCTTGAAGAACTTCCAGAATTAAAATTAAATGTTCTACCAAAACCTTGTGGTTCAGAACTTCTGTTTGCTGGCGGAGAATAGCTTCTTGAAGGCACACTATAATTTTGAGTACGTGATTGTGTACGCACCTGAGTATTTGGTGTACGATTAAAAACATTTGTTTGAGTACGTGATTGTGTACTTATTTGTGTTCTCCTGTTTGATACTTCACCAACTCTGCTATTATTATATACAGGTCTGGTGCTCATACGTGGATTGTTGTAAGAAGGTGTATATGTTCTTCTGGTTTGTTGATATGTTGATCTGTTTTGTGGAACAACATTATGATTTGTTGGCGGTGCAATTCTACGATTTGATAATGCTGAACCAGTTTCTCTATGACCATATTCAGGTCTCTGATTAAAATTACCGTGTCCACCGTTCCATTTATGATTATTACTATACCAGTTATGATTATTACCGTACCAATTGTGACCCCAGCCATAATTAAATCTCCAAGGATTCCAATAATTAAAACCAAAACCGAAATTATTATAATATGGATAGCTCCAATAAGGATAACCAGAAAATCTCATGTCCCAATAAAAATCATATGGGTCATACATCCAATTTGAATAATACCAAGGACTGCTGTACATCCAGTAATTAAATCCACCATGATAAAATCTACCAATATTATATGAATAATAGAACGGGTCATCATTATAATAATAATTAACCTGTATGTCTGGATTATCATTTACAAGAGTATCAACAATCTGATCTACATCAATTCTTTTATTCTTTTTAACCTTTTTAGCATCTTTGCTTGGCTGGTAGTATAAATCATCATACTCTGGCTTTGCAGTAGCGGTAGTTTTATTTAAAGAGTCTTCTTTTGCTTGCCAATACTTTTCGTAATTGGACTTTTTTTGTGCTGATAGAATCAATCCCATGAACACAAGTGACATAATTAATAATAGTTTTTTCATATACATATAAATTATATAATATAAATAGCAATATCTGTACCAAAGTTTTTTTAACTTTGCTGTGTATTTATTATAAATTTCAGATTATGAGCAAAAATGCCACCAAAGAAAGACTTTTCGAAGTAACAGGCAGACTTGATAAAACCTTCAGACCCAAATT